GACACAAGTTATTACATTCATGATTATACTCGATTATTTATGTTTATTTGCAGCGACTGTAACCGCACGACTTACAAGATAGACAACCTTCTTGATATATGAGTTCAGAATTTCCACACTCAGGACAGCTCTTTTCATTTGACTTAGTGCCGTCTTTGATGTATCCCTTGAGGACACGCGCGATCACTCGGGCATATGAAAACATATCACTATTCTTGTCCTTTTGTAACTGCTCCACGATATATTGTAGAGGAACGTCATGTCGTAATGCTAGTGAGATAGTTCTGGTGAAGGCCCCTTGTGTTGGATTGTCAAATAGATTCACGATATCTTTGAAGATGAAAGCGTCTTCTTCGCCAGCCCCGGTAGGAACATGCAGATTGTATGTAGTAATACCATCACGCTTACCATTCTTTACCAGCATTCCAGTCTTAAACTTCTTAGGAACATCAATATTCTCTGGAATCCCGCAAAACACCTCATACGGAGTGCCTTTGCTAAGACCGATTAGGACAAGCCACGACTCAGACTTTTCGCCATTTCTGATGTTTGCTCTGTGAATATCGCAAGGAAGAGTCTTCGGGCGCTTGGGCGCAAGCCTTCCATCTTCAGATTTCTTGACTTCGTCATTAGCAACCAGGACACCTGTCCTGCAGCCGTCGCGGTAGACAGTGAATCCCTTACAGCCTGTCTTCCAAGCCCTTATATAGACATCATTGACTGTCTCCCTTGTTGCCGAGTTTGGAAGGTTGCAAGTCTTGCTTATTGAATGATCAACCCACTGCTGGGCCGCAGCCTGAATATCAACTGACCTTGTCCAGTCAATATCGTTTGCAGTTCCGCCCCAATAAGGACTCTCCTGTGGATCACTCTTACCTGTGATATCCATCCACTTCTTGAAGTGGTGGTGGTAGACAGTGTACTCCTGCCACTTATCACCCATATGATCTATAAAATCAACTTTGGACTGGAAATCTCCTTGCGTAATCTTGCGACGACGCTTATAGGAAAGCAAGAATGCCGGTTCAATACCGGACGTTGTCCTGGTCAAGCAAGACACAGATCCGACAGGTGCTGTGGTAGTAAGAGCAATATTGCGACGACCCGTAGTGTTCCACATACCAACAAATTCAGGACCGCATGACTCCATTATCTTATTGAGATAGCTGTGATCTTTCTCTTTTTCGTAGCTAAACGCAGGGAATGAACCGCGTTCCCGTGCCATGATTAGCGACGAAGAATGTGCACCAACCGCAAGTGTCTTATAGATCTCTGCTGTTGCTGAAATCGAGAAGTCTGAGCCGTATTTTATGTTAAGTCCTGCAAGGGCATCACCAAGTCCTGTAATGCCAAGACCTGTCCGACGACCATTACGACCTGCAGCCCTGATCTTGTGCCAGAGATCCCATTCGATCCGCTTCACATGTTCAGGCTGCGGATCACTTTCAATTTTTGCAAGGATACGATCAACACACTCTATCTCAAGATCAACAAGATCGTCCATTAGTCGTTGTGCCTTGTAGACAACTGATTTAAAACGATTAAAGTCAAAGCGTGCGCTTTCGCTAAACGGATTAATAACAAACGAAGTCAGATTAACGACCATTAGTCGACAAGAATCATAGGGGCTGAGCGCTATCTCTCCGCATTGCCTGCTGGAAAGAATGAGATCTGCGTCATTCTTAAAACTATCGATCGATTCCTTTCCTACCCTAAAGCAGAATGTGTGAACATCATCAACAGTTCCATTGTAAACATCCTCATTTCCAGCAGGTTCAACTGAGATCACGCGATGATTAAAGCTTTCAGCTGAATTCTTAAGATCTGCCCAGGAAGAAAATCCATTTTCAGTCTTAAGTCGTGTAGAACATCCCGTCTCTTTACAGGCGGCCTCCCATTCCTTTAAAAGCGGTGCTCTGCTGAGACTGCTACGAAGCGACGTGAAAACATCAAGCTGTGCTGTGCGCTTCTTTTCGCCTTTTAAAACGTGCATTTCTTTCAGAGAGCTAGTTCGCTTTTGATTCTTTCCTGCCCGACGATTAGCATACATGTTTGAGCAAGAATGACCGCAGAAAGAAACCTCACGGCTGTCATAGCTAGCCCAAAAGCGTGTCTTGCACCACTCACATGTTTTTTCAACCTGAAGATCACTTTCTGCTGTCCGCCAGCGATAACCATTTGACTCTGCCCGGAGAGCACGACGCGCTGTTCTTGGATCAAGGTCGCAAATATCGGTAGAAATCCCACACGAAATAGCAACCTCGTAGCATGTCTCAGCAAAAGATTTCTCGCCAAGCCTAAAATCATTCAGGAAAGGCGGACAACCATTCTCCTGAGCGTAGCTGCGCCAATCAGAGCCTGTCACCCGGCGGCCCAGGCTCAGTGTTAGCTTAGCAATTACATCGATAATCTCAGGTGTTGTGATGTTGTAGGCGCGAGGATTATTCATTCCGCTAACAGACTGTGACATCTTTTCTGAGTATTCAGCGAATCTCTTTGCGTTTGACTTGATCTTGAAGGTAGGATTATTCTTGCCTCTGATCAGATCGGCATGATATCGATCATGGTCTTCCTTGCTCATCAATGAGAGATTATCAGCTCGATTGTTGAGCGAGTTGAAGTCAACGTGATGAATGACTTCATTTTTTCCAATCTTCTTGCAGTTGAAGTGTTCCCATATAATGCGGTGCGCAGATTTCCAAGTTTTGCTTCCGCCATTTCGAATCCAGCTGTAATCTTGTGATGTTGTGGCGCGCAATCCGGGAAGTGCTTCATTAAACTTTCCGTTCACATGATGAGAGATCCAGAGTGAATCACCAGAAACCAGATCTTTCACCTCTCGCTCGCTTCCGTCACGCATTATCATCTTGTGATTACCGGTCGCGCGGAATGTGTGGCCGCCTTCTACGGTCACAAGATAGACCTGGGCGTTCTTTCCGGTGACTCGTGGATTTCGCATGGTCTTGATGACAATCTTTCCTTTTTCATTGCATGCAAAGACAGGAACGTCAAGCCCTTCATCTGCAAGAGTTTTGATGTCTACAAATCCGCGGCCATCCGCAACCATCACCTCAGTGTCGCCCGTTACACAAGGATTGGTGCTAATTGTCTTATATCCAATATCTTGATAGCAATCTGGTATGCCGTTTTTGATTATTGTATCCCAAAAAAGCGCTCCCGGCTCGGCAGATGTCCATGCTGCGTCAACAAACTTATTCCAGACTTGCTTTGCACTCACCATCTTAGTGATCTCTGCGTCTTCCGGACTCTTCTCCACAGGCCAGCGAAGCGTAAAGGAATTGTTAGCCTCCACTGCCTGCATAAACTCATCGGTGAAACGGATAGAAATATTAGCTCCGGTCACTTTTTTGAGATCTCGCTTAATGTCAATGAAAGTCTCAATTTCTGGATGACGACAGTCGATAGTCAGCATCAGCGCGCCGCGTCTTCCGCCTTGAGCAACCTCTCGAGTGCTGTTGCTAAATCTCTCCATGAAGACACCAAGACCGTCAGTAGTCCTTGCAGCGTTGGAGGTTGGCTGGCCCTTAGGTCTGATATTTGAGACATCCATTCCGACGCCGCCGCGTCGCTTCATGATCTGAACTTGTTCCTGATCTGAGAACAAGATGCCACCATAGGAATCATGAGGCTGGTCGACAACAAAGCAATTTGAGAGGCTTTGCAGCTGGTAAGGATTTCCAATTCCAGACATTGGTGAGCCCTGTGGGACCACATCAGCAAAGTTCTTTAATAGCTCATAGATCTCTTCTTCGGACATTGGGTTTGGATACTTCGCTTCAATTCGAGCAAATTCCTTTGCAAGTCGATGATGCATCTGGTCCGGATTTGTTTCAAGTAGCTCTCCGCTTTCAGAACGAAGAGCATATTTCATAAAGACATCTGGCGCAAGCTCATCACCATCGAAGTATTTAGAAGTTTCTTGAAATGCAACACTTGTAACGCTTTCAGTCATTTATAGCCCCATAGGATAACATAAACCCAATTTACTTTCCGTTAATCTCTTTCCACTTCTCTTTTAGAAGTGTTTTCATTGAAGTTCCATCTGCCTTCACAACATCATTAAATGACATTTCATCTGTGCTCAACAGAGTAAACTTAGACATAGATGTATCTATTTGCATAGGAAAAAGCATGCCGTCTCGGCCGGCTCTATTTTTTGCAACAAAGATTCTGCCGCCGCCGGTTGATTTTTCACTTGCCTTTCTTGAAATTGATAGAACTACGTCTGCAACTTGAGCTTTTCCATAAGCTTCACTCATATTTTCCAGCCCGACAACATCTGAGTTTGATGCGTCTCTATTTGCTTGTGATGCAGTCCAGATAGGAATATTCATTTCCATTGACATGTTTCGAAGCTCCTCATAGACAAGCTTCAACTCGTGTCGAAGAGAATCAAAATGCCTAGATGACTTCATAATATCAGCATAATCAATAATGATTACACTAGGTACAAAAGACTTTAAGAGCAATCTTTCAATATGGTTTCTAAGTGTCTGAACAGAAGCTGTTCCAGTTGGGTACTCTTTGATGATTAGCCTTCCGAGCGAAGTGCTCTTGTAGAAGTCTAAAACTTCATCTTTTCGATCTATTACTTCACCGCTAGGAATGCTGCAAAGATTTGAATCGTATCGAAGACCAACAGATGTTTCTGTTAGCTCAAATGTGTAATGAACAACGTTTTTTCCGACACGAAGAGCCTCAGCACCTATTTGTACTAAAAAGTGAGACTTGCCAACACCAGTTGGTGCCACTACAACACCGAGCTCACCACGACCGAGCCCGCCGTTTAAGATCTCAGGTGCATCAATCTGCGGCAGACCTGTTGGGCAAGTTTGGCGGCGAGTTCGCATAAACCTTGCTTCCGTATCTTCGAAGAAGTCATGACCAACTGCAGATGGCGTTCCAGCAGCAAGTGCATCTTTCATAAGGCCGATAACAGAATCGAGATTGTCAGTTGCAATCATTTCAACTGCTTTCTCAAGTGCCTCCTTCATTGCCTGCTTTTTGCAGAAATCAAGTGACTTATCTTTGACATATTCAAGATCGCCCATATTGGGATTGACTCGAATTCTCTGCAAAAATTCAATAATTTGGTCACGAAGAATCGTGTCCTTGCCTTCACGAAGATCATCTCTAATGATCGTAACTAGCAAAGGAAGGGTAGGAAAGTCTTTGTATTTCTTGTGATATTCAAAATATGAATTACAAAGATATTCAAGATACTTGAGATCGAAATATGCAGGTGTCATAATTTCAATCATCTGCATTGCCCACATTCTGTCTGTTAGGAATGCTTGGAAGATTCTTTCTTGAAATTGTTTTCCATACTGACTAAAATACGCTTCGCTCATATAGCACCAATGTGATTCATTGAATAAAATAAATTGTCAACATCAAAATTTCTAATACCGATTTTTTGTGATTCCCGCATGAATGTTATCTTATCACGGCTAGGGCTCCATTTTTCATTCGTATACTTAATTTTTTCTATTTGTTGCTGATTTAATGATGAAGAATCCAAGTAGACAAGTTTCCAGTTTCTCAAGATGAGATCAGCAGATTCAACAATTGAATCGTAGATCTTAATCTTTCCATTGCTCCTTTCGCTTGAAAGCTCTATTAGCTTTTCAACAAGAATGTCCTCTGGTAATATGAATTCTGGGAATCGCTTTGATAGCGTCTTAAATCCAACACCTGGAACACCAGGAATATTGTCTGATGTATCACCGCAAACTGATTTTGCTAGGGCGAAATTATTTGGATGAATACTATATTTGTTGATAACTTCATCAACGTCAACAAGCTTTTTCCAAGTGGGCGAATAAATGACAGCATTATCTCGAATAAGCTGATAGAAGTCTTTGTCAGCAGAGAGAATGATGTGATATGCGCTTGCATGCATATACCGACAAATATATGCAATGATATCATCAGCTTCACAATCTTGTCCGTACATTTGACAAACTGGTAGCTGTTGCAGCAATCTTACAAGTGCTGCAATCTGGCTTGTTCTATCAGACACAGTTTGTGGAATATCATCTTCATAGTATCTGTTAAGCTTTTCTGGTCGTCTATGTTGCTTATAGTCTGGATAGAGCGCTCGTCGTCTTGCAGATCCACCGCTTTCCCACACAATATATACATGTTTAGGTCTGAATCTAGTACAGAGAGATCGAAGCTCCCCTAAGAATCCGACAATGCCACCCAGATGGTTTCCATTGACACCCAATGCAGGATGTGCAACAAAATGTCGAGTAAAAAGGTTGAGAGCATCGACCATTAAGATCGATGCATCTCCGTTCATTCTTCTTCTTCTCCTTCATCACTACTAAGTTCACCGGCATCTTTTGAGCGTACCATAACTGCTTCAATCAGACTTTCGAGATACCCAGTGTATGCAGGCGTCTTGAGGATTTCACCAAACTCTGCTTTGTGAAACTTCTTCTCAATGATTACATCACCAAGGTCAACATCAGTCACTGTGAAGACTTTCCATGCCCCGTCACCTGAGACGCAGATAATCTTATTTCCGACTTGTCGCTCACCTGCATCGCGAAGAACATCAAAAATCTCTTCATACTCAACAATTCCTTTGCCGAAATGAATCTGGAAATTTGCAGTCCTAAACGGTGGTGCAACCTTGTTCTTTACTGTCTTGGCTGAGACATTGATTCCAATTACATCTCCGTTCTTGTTTTGAATTTGCTGACCTGCACCAAGCTTGAGACGAACTGATGCGTGAAACGGGATTGCCATTCCGCCCGGAACAGTCATTGGATCACCGTGCATTACGCCGATCTTGACGCGAGTCTGATTGAGACAGACCATCAAGACAGATTGATCACCAATGACACCAGTGATTTTTCTCATACCCTTTGAGATTGATCTTGCTTGCAATCCGATTGTTTCTTTATCATAATCGCCCAAGAGTTCTGCTTTAGGCGAAGAAGCAGCAACTGAATCCCAAATGATTGTGATAGGCACATCTTTTTGCATTGATTTTGCTTTGATGATAGTCTTCTCGGCTACATCGAAAACTTCTTCCGTGCAATGAGTATCGACATAAACAAAGCGCCTCGTAACATCGACACCTAATGATTGCAAGTTCTCAACAGAGGTTGCATTCTCAGTATCGATATAGACACAAATGCCGCCCATTTGCTGTGTCGATCTTGCAATTTGTGTTGCAATATGAGACTTTCCAATTGATGGCGGTCCAAAGATCTCAATAATTCTGCCTTCTGGAAGACCACCCTTTGTCCTATTTGAAACAATGTAATCAAGAAGAATAGATCCCGTAGAGATCCACCTCTTGACATGTGTTGGCGATTCATCTTCAGATAGATTATAAGCTATTCGAGAACCGTGCTCCTTGTTTAGAGATGAAATTAGATCTGCAGTAAAGTCAGCTGAAGTATCATCAGCTCGGGTACGTTCTTTGGAAACTCTTGCCATTTTTGCTCCTTTATAAACAGTAAGGGCGCGAGGCATTCTTTATACCCCGCGCCCGAAATTATGATCAAGTATCGATTAGGTCATTAAATGCATCATCAAGCGACTTAAAAGTCTTCTTGGGAGTGCTTGCAGCGGGCTTTGGCTGGGGTGCTACCTCATCAGGAGCTGTGACGCTAGTAGTCTTGCTATCAGCATTTCCACCACGAGAAGTTCCTTCAAACTCAGTAGGCATACCACCTTCGACCCAGTCATTGATGATCTTTGAGAGTTCATCATAAGACTTGAGCTCATAAAGCGAGCTTACATCTGGGATATTTGCGAGCCAAGTTTTGGCAGTTGCCGTATTGGTTGAAAGCTGTGATGCTTTTCCTCGAGGCATGACTTCAGTTTCAGAGTACTTCTTTCCCTGTGGCTTGAAGCACTTAATCTTTACATCACGACCGTTCTCAGCATCAGTAATGTCACCATAATCTTCATCAATCATGATGCCGAGAAGACTCTGGTAAACTTGCTTTCCAAACGCCCAAAGCTGGACTCCCTTGTCTTCCTCTCCGCGAACAATAACCGGAGCATAGCAGCGCATCTTAGGATAGAGCTTTTTAGCAAGCTCATAAGATTCCTTGGTTCCTTCATTGCGAAGCTTGGTAATGAGCTCCTGGAAAGGATCCGGCTTGCCAAACTGGTTAGGCGTCAAGATACCAGGATTGTTACCAATGTTGTAGTAAAACCACAACTCCTTGAACGGCTGTCCATCATTGTTCGGGAAAGAAAGAAGCCGAACAGTGTGCTCCTCGCCCTCTTTGGGCTTCCAAGAAGAAGAAGACTTTTTCGAATTTCCAGACAGATTGTCAAGACGCTTACGGATTGCGTCAAAATTAATACTCATTTTTTGATTCCTTTAATGTTTAATGTGCAACTTACAAATATTAGCTTCTAGAGGATTCAAGTAGCGTGTGTTGTAAGATCACACCCCAATCATAGACTGGGATGAGAATGTTTTCATGGTTTTTGCTTAATTATTTTAAGCGGGTCGACGACGTATTGACCGCCGGCGACTTTTGCCATGCTATTATAAAAGTTTTGTGGATTTCTCGGGCTCTTTACGGGGCCTGCATATCCAGCGACAGCACCAGCTCCGCTAAACTCATTGGTTCGCGTCTTTTTGCGGCGGCGGCGCTCAGCAAGCATATCAGGCT